TTACGTCCGTTACGCCAGGTTGAAATCCAAATGGGGGATAATTTTGAAAATATTCCCAATAATTACAATTCAACTCTTCGGATCCCTCTCGACTTCTTACTTCATCATAAAACATAGATTCAGCAATACCGCGAGTTTCAATATATGGGACAATCCAATAATTAGAATTTTTCTGATATATTATTTCTTTATTTTTTCCAAATTCTGTATTTTTGTATTCTACTAAATACTCTTCTGGAAACTTTCGCAGAGTTTGAAAAAATCCAATGTGATATACTTCCCAGTCATTTTTTATGACATCTATGCATTCTTTTAAACTAAATTTGTCTATCATCAAAAAATCATCTTCCAAATGAAACACAAAATTTGTTTTCAATGAATCATGCCAATGACGCATTATATACGCATGACGATATTTTGTAGGAATTGTATCAAAATAAATAAAATCTACGTTTAAGGTTGGAAATGTTTGTTCCACCAGCTTTTCCATTTCATATCTATCATCTTCGGATGAACTATCATCAAATAAGATAACTTTTGTTATAAAATGTGAATCAGTGCACATTTCCGCAAAGGAAGGTAACGCTTGTTTAAACAAATGTAGTCGCTTACTACAGGTCATAGTAAGTGTTATTGTATCTTTGCCTTCACCCTCAAACGTAGACTTTATTATTTTTTTTATCTTCATTGAACCTCGCAACCACCCCCACCGCATGCAACTTCACCGGCGAGGTCGGTAGCGTCCTCCACTTCAATAACCTTGGTCAAATCAATCTTGTGTAAGTGACCGACCATTTCCTTATATTCTTCTTCGGTAATATCCTCGAAAGGTGCCTGCATATAACTGTGGTCACTGAATGGAAGTACTGAAAGTGCCGTGAAGTTTTCACGATTGTCCCACATCCATTCACCAACACCAACCCATTCATCTGGTTTGATGGTCACAGTAACGGACACGTTGTTCTTGTTTTCACCCTTACGATGACCAGCCTTCACCCATTCCTTCCAGACCTTACTGGTACGACCAAGAAGGTCTAATGCACTTTCTTGACGAGTGATTGCGCCCTTCGGTGCCTTTTGTGGAACAGAGATAACTGCTTGTTGCTTCGGCTTGAAGAATTCATCTTCCACGATTTCTGGATGGTTGTCAATCAAGTATTGGTAGATACTTTCATTCTTACCAACACGGATACGACGAACATAGAAATCATTATGCCATGCGTGAATTCCCGAAGAGGTTCCGAGGACTAATGACGAGGTTCCTTCGGGTTTGACAGTAGTAGTACGTGCTGCCTTGTTCGTCCCGATAAGTTCCGCCACACGCGCATTTTCCTCCTTCACTACATTTGCCGCCTCCTTCATACTGAGTTCTAACACTGGACCAGAAGCTATTCCAGTCATTGAGACTCCGATGAGGGCTTCCTTTTCTGTCGTCTTTTTCCATATATCTCTCAAGTAGTGGAAGTTGGTATATGATGCTTGCAACGTTCCGATGAATGCTGCTGCCTTCGCACGTGCGTTGAAATCATCTTGGTCCTTGATGTCACCAGCGTTGATGGTGGTCAAGTTACAGAATTGGAATGGACGGAGTGAAATTTCTGCACACGGATTCAATCCCCAATTTGCATCATTCGTGAAGAAGAAGCCAGGTTCACCAGAACCAGACATTTCAATCTTCTTCCAGAGTTCCAAGAATACTTCCTTTTCAATCTTGTGACGAACGATGACCGCACTGTTATTGGCACGACCACGTTGCGGATTGGTTTCCCACCAGTTACCAAACTTACAAGTCAGCATATCATCATCGTCCAAATCAAACAATGAAATCATTGCGGAACGACGAATACCACCAGACAATACTGCATCAGCGATATAACAAAGAATATCGTGAACTTCTAATGAAGTAAGATGTTCTCCGTTTTGCTTACGGTCTAACATCTTTTGAATGTTATGTAAGCAATCCTTTAATGGTTCTGGACCAGGTGCCTTTCCACCACTGGTCAAGAGTAATGCACCCTTCGGACGAATATCACTGAAATCGTATTCAGGAAGTGCCTTCCCCTTGGTATATGCTTCCATCATCACCTTGACCGCATCTGCCCAACCTTCAATACTGTCACCGACGAGATAACGGCGGGACTTGGTTGGCTTGTTGACCGCTGGAAGTTGTTCAATATGATTTCTCTGTACGGAATATCCTACACCAGTACCAGAAAGCAAAAGGAACATTACTTCACTGAATGCGTCTGTGTGATTGATTGGAAGAAAACAGCAATTATATAAACGTGCGTTATTGATTTGAATTGGCTTCCCGGCGAATTGGAGTGACCGCATGGATGGGAGTACCTTCTTATCATACACGAATTCATACGCTGCTTCAATTTCCTTGGCAAGCTTGGGGAACTTCTCTAAATGCATTGCCTTATTTCTATCAACCAATTCCTTCCACGTTTCCCGACGTTGCTTCTTCGGAAGGTACTTGGCATATTTCATAAACGTTGTAATTTCTGACAAAATCTTAGATTCTAACTGCATAACTTCTTACTCCAAATCGTTAGGGGTTTAGGGTTAAATAAATACTACGGTGTTACGTGAAAAATACGGTGATTACCCAACGATATTTTTTAATCCAAATCCATTTCCAATAACTTCTTTGCTAGATTCTGTTTCGTAACCGTTTCACCATTTTCCATCTGCTTCTTCAACATAATCCCCTTGGCAGAGGATTCGTCGTAAATCTCTATCTTTCCTACACTTGCGTCAATAATCATCGGGAAGGTCTGACCATCTGCACCAAATCGGTTTTTGATGATATGGGCACGACCAGTTTTATGAACCTTATCCTCTAGTTTCCGAGAGATTGAGATGACCAAATCCGCCGTCATAATCTTACTATAAGACTCTGCAATCTTATCCGCCTGAATGACTTCATCCTGCAACGCACTTCTTTGAGTTTGTGAAGCCGTCCAAATCGGAATCTGCAATTCACCTGCCAATCCACGGAGTTCCTCATACACGGCGCCCAACTCTTGATAACGGGCGTCCGTCTTTGCATTCGCACTCATCAAGTCGGCGTAGTCAACAATGATAAGGTCGGGCTTAAATCCCAACGAAGCCATCTGCTGGATATGCGCCTGAACGGTATGAGAAGTGATGGTGCGAGCAGGGTAGTACTTAATAATTATCTCACCAGAAATCTTTTCCACCAGTTCCTTAATCATTTCAGGATGTTCTGGAATCTTTCCTGGCTCAATTCCCGTATAAATCGTATCATATCGTAGACCGACATAATTCTCATTTAATTCAAGAGTATAATGGACCACCTTCTTCCCAGCCTTCAGTGCGTTTGCACCGATGGTCGCAAGAGCCCAACTCTTACCCACACCAGACGGAGCGATAATAACTCCGAGTTCACCACCGGCCAATCCACCACCGATGATGGTATCAATAGCATCCCAACCAGTCGGCACCGTATCACGGGCATCCTTCATCAAACGCTTCTCAAAGTCCTTCTTCCAATCGTGACCAACCGTCTTGGGTTGACCACTCCGAAGCGCACTATCCACCAGTACCTTGATTTCACCATACTGACCAATCTGTAGCAAATCCACAGACTTGATGATGGCAGACTTCAACGTTTGGTTTTTAGCGAAATCCAAGAAACTATCCTTGATATAATCCAAATCATTATCCTTCATCTTCTGGAAAATACCACGGAGCGATTCCACGATAGAAGTACGTAGCGTATCGTCCTTGACCGACTTGTTCATTTCAATCTTAAAGACTTCCAACGTAGGAAGTACCTTATAGTCATCGAAATAATCCAAAGTCGTTTCCACAATCCATTGATTCGCTTCCAACTCAAAATAGTTTGGGTTGATAACGTCAAACGATTGTGCAACGAAATCCGGCGAGTTCAACATCGCAGCAACAGCCTTCGACTGGAAGCTGGGACCGAACTTTGCTAGAGTGTCTACGTTCTTATCGTACTGCTTATGATTTACCATAATATCTCGCTAAAGGCGTAAAAGTAAATGTAATCCATTCGTCATAGTTTTGGATACTACTAATAATCTTACTACGGACCATCAGCTTTGTCAAGTCTGCCTTCCGAAGCGGAGGACAACCTTCTTCAAATTTATGTATTATTTTCATCTTTGCATCAATGTTAATATCAACATCACGCAAATTCATTAATTGTAGATTTCTATTTACAATACTACTATTATCTAATATACTTTCTATTACCTTCGGCTTCTTTTTAATATCAGTATATTTCTGTTCAATCAAATTCAGATTGACCTCAACATTCGGGTCAGCGAATTCTGGAACATACTTTAATAATGTCTTTTCACCTGCTCCCTTGATTCCATCAATATTGTCACTCTTATCACCAAGTAGTGAGCGGAAGAATACAAAGTTATCGGGATGAACGCCATACGTTTCCAAAATAATATCAACATCAAATGTCTTTTTCTTTACTGGATTATATACCTTGACATTTTCGTTGACCATCTGTAAGAAGTCTTTGTCAGTAGAATAAATGATAGATGTTCCACCATTCTTCGTGACCAACTCCGACATATACGCAATTACGTCATCCGCTTCTACGTGGTCTAAGGCAAGAATAGAAACTGGTAGACATTCCACCATTTCCACCAGAGATACGAGTTGATACTTCATATTCTCCTTTTCCTGCTCATCCGTGGTCATATCATACTGCCGATTCAGACGGGTCGGTGGCTTCCGATTTGCCTTATAATCCTTGTAAATCTTTCTCCGACGTTGTGACCCACCCTTACCATCAAATACTAATACAACTCTGGTAGGTTTGAAACTACGAATAGCGAACCCCAAGGATTTCATAAATCCTGCCATTCCCCCAATATGATTACCATCTTCATCCATAGCGGGAATCGCAGCGTAACTTCTCATAAACGTATTCAATGCGTCAACAATAAGGACACGGGAATTAAACCCAATGTCCTTACTGTCAAACTGCATCTCATTAAACGCCTTCAATAAATCAGTCATATTATTCCGTTGTTTGTTTTATTTCTTCTATCCACCAACCAAAAAACCATCTAATAAAAAACTGTTGGAACTTATTCGGTAATTTATTATATAGTGCTAATTTTACTCCGGCGTTAGTTTGCTTGTCCCGAGAAACAACCAACCAACCAACAGGTGTCGGATTATTTATTTTAAAATCTATTTTTTGTGTTACGTTTGTGTTACTAGATTTTATATCCGTTGATATCTTTTTATTTGTAAAATCTTCTATGGACATATATTATCCGTTTAATATTTGCTTTTTAGATGGTGATACTTCGTCCTCATCCTCTGCAGCTTCCTTGTTGACCGCAGATGGGTCGAAGTCCTTCTCATACTTCATAATGAGAGCTTCACAAATCTTATCGTACAAGTCGGCCTTCCGTTCTTGGTCGGCTTCGAGAAACGCAGGGAATTCCTTACCTTGGAACTTCTCATCGTTATACGAATACCACGCACCAGCCTGCTTGACGATACCGTTCTCCTTCAAGACATCCAACCAACTGCTGTAGTCATCAATACCACGATTGAAATAAATGTTGAATTCAGCCTCACGATATGGCGGACCCAAACGATTCTTGGTGATAACCGCCTTCGTGGTGATACCAATGATATTACCAGCCGAATCCTTCAACTTACCAATCTGTGACAGACGGATACGAGTGGATGCGTGGAATCCGATTGCTTTACCACCAGAAGTAGTGTACGGGTCAGAGAACGCAGGAGCATTCATCTTCAAACGTAACTGATTGGTAAACACAAGTGCAATCTTTTCACGACCCAACAGATTCGTAATCTTTCGCATTGCCTTACTGATAATGATGGACTTTGCAGTTGCGTATCCATCCTTATTAAAGTCCGCAGCCATTTCCGTCTTAGTAGATGCAGCAGCAACAGAGTCAACCACGATAGTGACCAACTTATCCTTCTTCGCAGATGCACGAACCTTCTCAATGATGTTTACGATAGAATCGAAGATATCTTCAACCGTATCGTGCTGAACGTACACGAGCTTCTTCATATCTACACCTACCGCAGTGAAGAATTCATCATTGACAGCATTTTCCGTATCAATAAGAACCGCAACCCCGCCACGCTTCTGCGTGGTGGCGATAAGTGATGCACCAACAAGTGACTTACCAGATGCTTCCAATCCAGTCAGTTCCGTGATGCGACCGGCGGCAATACCACCATTCGGACGATTACTGATTGCGATATCTAACATCGTATTTCCCGTGGAAATGAAATCAGTCAAATCCGTAGGAGTCTCTTCCTCACCGTCAAGGAAATATGCGACTTGTCCATCCTTGTATAATTTATTTAAGCTATCTGCGATAACTTGTGCCAATTCATCTCTATCTGCCGATGGACTGGACTTCTTTGTTTTGGTTTCTTTTGCCATATGATTCCTTTATATGTAACAAAACACGCCGGATATTGGGTAGTGATTAGCTACCCAATACCACAACGTGTCTTTGGTTAATTAATCGTTGAACAACTCGTCAAACGCATCAACAGCGTTCTTGACGTTCTCCTTCGGAGCTGCCGCCGTAGTAGCAACGGGCTTCGGAGCCTCAGCTTCACGGGCAGGGGTGATGACCGAATTATCGGGGTCAAGGTATTTCTCAAGCGTGACCTTCAGCTCATTATAGGTCGGCTCCGTATACAACTCCTTGATGTCGGGCTGTTCAGATAGCCACACCTTCATCTGACCCGCATCAGTAGAAAGCGGAGTCTGCGAAGGCTTGACCTTCACAGAAGTCTTGGCGAAGTTCGTATCCGACTTCTCCTTCGGAATGTACTCCACTACAATGTCACGACCAGTCTTAGGGTCGGTAATATCGCCGTAATCGGGGTCAGAGATGTAGGAGAGAAGCTCCTGATAAACCGTCTTACCGAACGAATAGAAACGAACGCCCTTATCCTCTTCACCACGAACGATGACAGGAATATAGGTACGGAGCTTCGGCATGAACGGACGAGCCTCGGCGTAACGCTCCTTCGGGTCACGGGTCTGGTCTGACTTAAGGGCGTCAGCAAACTCCGCAATCGGGTCACGATTGCCATACGAGAGAGGCGAGAGATGGGTCTTGTTACCA